CCTTATTTATCATAATTGGTATTATGTTTTTAAAGTTTATATTTGCACTGTTAATTCTAAATTCTTATCAAAGATGGCATATTTTAATTACTTCAAGTTCCTATTACACTTACGTGTTATTCTCTCGAGTGATTTTGACCATGTTGCTATTACTCGTGATGGTGATTGTATGTCCATCGTGTTTGATACTAATTATTATGAAATTCGTGACAAATTAATGTCATGTCTTGATACTCTTGTTGAATTTGATTTTTTAGTTCTTGTTTCTCAAGTTGTTAACGGAACTGTTTGTTCTCTTCGTTATTCTTGGAATTTTGAATTTAACCCTTTCTAATATGTTGTCTGAAAATAACTACAAGATATTCGGCACTTGCTCTGAACCTAAAATTGTCTTTAATAAATATACCCATGAGGAAATGTTTGTTTCGTGTGGTCGTTGCCCTGCTTGCGTCAATATGGCAGCGAATACTCAAGCTATGCGCGTTAAGGATGAGATACTTTCTCATCGTTATGCTTACTTTTTTACTCTTACTTATAATAATGAGTTTCTTCCGCGTTTTGAGTGTATCACAGATAAAAATGGTTATCCTCAATTTCGCCCTATCGGTCGATGTGAATTTGAGTTCGATTCCTGTCCCCTTAATTATGTAAAACCAACTGACGGTTGGTTGCGCTTTGGTGATGATACAGAATTGCCACCAATTCAAGGTGAGGATGGTTCTTTACAATATGGTGTTTGTTGCAAACGCGATATTCAAAACTTTATGAAGCGTTTACGCAAATTGATTATTAATGATATAAATATAAATGAAGATGGAAAAAAAATCCGGTATTACATCGCTAGTGAATACGGCCCCAAGACGTTTCGTCCGCATTACCACGGTATCATATTCTTTGATGATGCGTATCTATCAACAAAGATTGCTAATTACATCGTTCAAGCGTGGTCTGTCCGCGTCCGAGTTGGAGGAGGTCGCAACCGTTTTGAAACTCGGCCGTTTGCGGATATATCCCGTACCCTCGCCTATATTAAAAAATGTGACGAAAAAACAGCCTTCTATGTCGCTCGCTATGTTGCAAGCAACTTTGATTTACCTTCAATTTTGGCCGAGCGCTCTTCAAAGCCGTTCCACCTCTGTTCTAAATCGCCGGTTATCGGCTCTTATAAAAAAGAACGAGTTGACGTTCTCGACGCTATCTCAAATGGAACTTATCGAACTGGTCGAGAAATCTTTAATGAAAAATTGGGACGATTCGAACACTTTGATATTCCACTTAACAGAGATGTTTGCTCTTCCCTCTTCCGCAAGTGTAAAGGATTTGGTGACCTTTCTTTTGATGAAAAACTTCGCATGTATTCGTTCTATGGTCAACACCGAGAAGAGTGGCGTCTATCCAGTCATTTAGCTTTTATAGAATGGAAATACGAAACACGTTCATTTTCAGCCGATTTTGCGGATTTCCTGCAAAGCAATAGAGGATGGAAATACCATTGTTGGATTGAAACTAATTATCCTTCTGATTTCTATTCTTTGGAAATGAATTTACCTCAAAACTGGTATTCTTCTCGTTTAGCCTGGCATGTTGTCAATACTTATTCAATGTCTTCTTTTTATCCTTGGCTTGATCCTTATATTGCCTATGTTCGTTTATTTGATAAACTAGAACTTTTAAAGTTCAGTTACAAAATGTTGAATTTCTACCAGTTGTTTAATGATATGGTTGAAGATGGATTTGTTGATTTTCAAACAGTTATGCTTGGTGCTTATCCTCTTATGTATAAGTATATGCCCCTCTATCATCCTAATTATACGCATACTTCTGCTTCAGATGTTGGTAATAGTCATTCCAATTCTTATACAGACGTGTTTTTAGGTCCTATGTCTGACTGGTCCTCTTTTTACTTAGGCGGTATTTTGTATCAACCTTTTCTTCGTAGAAAATCATTTTATAGTAGTTCATTTGTTAAATCTTATAGATTGCAACAGCAATTAAAACTAGATAATTGTAATAAATCTAAAAAGTTGCACAATACTTTAATTAATGGTGTTCGTGCAATTGATTAATGTTTAATTTAAATATTTTGTTTTATGTCTAAACCTCTCCAAATTAAGCCCTCGCGTGCTAATCGTCCGCGAAATGCTTTTGATTTGAGCCAAAGACACATGTTCACCGCTCCAGTTGGTGCTCTTCTTCCTGTGCTTTCGCTTGATCTTATTCCACATGACCATGTGGAAATTGATGCCCAAGACTTCATGCGTACAATGCCTATGAATAGTAGTGCTTTTATGTCTATGCGTGGTGTTTATGAGTTCTTCTTTGTTCCCTACTCTCAACTTTGGCATCCATTTGACCAATTTATTACCGGTATGACAGACTATAAAACCTCTTTATTGTCTAAGAAGTTTGTTTCAAAGCCACCACAGTTAATTCCATCTATCTCCCGTGAGTCTTTATTTTCTGCTGTCATTAATGATACTCACATTGATATGTTTGGTTTCGATCGTCGTCCAAATGCTATTCGTTTACTCGATCTTCTTGGTTACGGTTATCCTGTTTTCTCACGCAATATAAATCCTCAAACTAAAAAACCAGTTCGGATTGATAATGCTTATGATGGCAAAATCACGCCTTTCCGTATTGCTGCTTATCAAAAAATCTATTCTGATTTTTACCGTAATTCCACTTATGAGCCTGTTGACGTTGAAAGTTATAACTTTGATGATGCCTCTTGGGTAAAATCTAATAACGTTTATGTTGAAGCAGATGGTAAAACATTCCTTGATAGGTTCTTTAAACTTCGGTATCGTAACGCCCCCTTGGATTATTTTACTAACCTTCGTCCTACTCCCTTATTTGATATGGACCAGAATTTGTTATCAGCCCTCAAAACTTCTGCTCCTAGTATTCTCACTGCTGGTGTTAATAATACTAACACCTCTGGTTTTATTTCTTTGGCCACTGGTGCCTCTACTGTTTTAGATGCTTCGTCTATTCGTTCTGCTTTTGCTCTTGATAAATTATTGTCTATTACTATGCGTGCTGGCAAAACTTATGCAGAACAAATGCAGGCGCATTTTGGTGTTACCGTTTCAGAAGGTCGTGACGGTGAGGTTGTTTATTTAGGTGGTTTTGATTCTAATATCCAAGTTGGTGATGTTACCCAGACTAGCGGTACAACTAATCCTAGTGTTACTGATGTTCAGCAGGCTAACTTGGCTGGCTATCTTGGTAAAATTACTGGTAAAGGTACTTCGTCTGGAAGTGGTCGTGTTACTTTTGATGCTAAAGAACATGGAATTCTTATGTGTATTTATTCTGTCGTTCCTGCTATGCAATATGATAGCTCACGCGTTGACCCCTTTGTAACAAAGAGTACTCGTGGAGAATTCTTTATCCCTGAATTCGAGAACCTTGGTATGCAGCCTCTTATGATGCATAATGTCACAGATGTTGACCGCTGGACAGAACTGCGTGACTTTGCTAATATTCCTCGACTTAAAAACGGTCCTCTTGGTTGGCAACTCCGTTACTCTGAATATAAAACTGCTGTTGATGTTAATCACGGTCAATTTGCTGGCGATGGTCCTTTATCTTATTGGACTGTCGGTCGTAACCGTTCTTTTAATGCTGAATTTACCTCTGCAAAATTGCAGTTGGAACAGTTGAAAATATCCCCTAATTGGGTAGATTCTATTTTTGCTGTTAATTATAATGGCAAAGAAGTAACTGACCAAATGTTCGGTGGTTGTTATTTTGGCATTCAAAAAGTTTCAGATATGTCTGTTGATGGACTTCCTAAAGTGTAAATTATGGATAATTCTAGGTTTTTTCTTTCTTACCTCAATGAAAATGAGTACAATTTGTCTCAATCTCAGGTAAATGATCTTAATTCCCATCCTATTTTAAATGGTGAGATTTCAGATATTATTGACGTTGTAGCCCCTATTAATCCAATTACTGGAAACCGCGAAAATGATGTTAGTATGTTGTTATCGCAAAATATCTCATCTATTGAAAAGCAGGCTATATTGTCTCGTATGAGCCAAATTCCACCTTCTCAAAGACATGATTTGTCCGATGCCGAATTACTCGACATGTTACCCTCTCGTTATAATTCAACATTCGTTGATGCTGACGCGGTACGCCAATATTTTAAGGATAATATATTATCTTCTGATTCCGTTCAAACAGTAGAAACTTCTGCTTCCAGTGAATCTAATCAGAATGAATAATTGTGTGTTTATCATTTGTTTTTATTAATTCTTTAAATTATTTCGTTATGAAAATTTTTAAGAAAATTCTTTTTATTTTGGAACTTCTTCTTCCTTTCCTTAAGCAATTGCCTGATACATTTGCTAAGGAAAAAACAGAAAAGAAAGAATCCGATGAGGTCTAACCCTTGTGCTGCCTGCCTATCGGTGGGCAGCCTTATTTTAAATACATATGATTAATCTAAATTATTATTCAATTGAGAATATAAATAATTGTCAATTGCAAAAACATATTATTCCTGCCCTTATTGCTGCAGGTGCTGCCATTGCAGGTAGTATTATTTCCGCCAAAGGTGCTAGTAAACAGCAAAAACGTGACCAAGCATTTCAACGAGAGATGTGGGGTAATCAAATATCTCAACAAGATCGTATTAACGCCCAACAAATGGCGTATCAAGATAAAATTAATGCTGAAAATCGAGATTGGTCTAATGAAAGCAATGTGCGTCAAAGAATAGAAGCTGCTGGCTATAATCCTTATCTTTATGACGGTCAAGCTAGTGCAAATAGTGTTGGTGCAGCTAATAGCACCAGTCTCGGTAATTCTGTCACTGCTCCCACTGCTAATACTTCTGTTAATGAGTACGAAAGTATTGGTAACGCTTTTTCTAACGTTGGTAATATTATGGCTCAAGGTGTTAAGACTGCCCAAGACGCCTACACTTTGTCGCGTGGAAAGGCAGTTGATAAACAGAATGATATGGCAGCCGGTGTGAAAGGTGGTACAGAAAGTAAGCAATCCCAGGCCACTCTCGAAGCTTCCCGACAAGAAGCACGCGTAAAGGCTGCTACTGCTACTGCTCAAGAGATTCAAAACGGCCTTTCTCAAATGCAAGCCTATGACGAAAATGGCCAGGTTGTTACCGATGAGAGTACCGGCCGTCCCCTTACTCTTGCTCAACAGCGTGCTAGAGGCGAACAATCTTTTCTCTTCAAATCTATTGATAAGTTGTCGCAAGATATTATTAACGGACGTCTAACAGAAGAGAATATGACTTGGGACGCTCTATTGAAACAGTATAATCTCACGCATCTTCAGCCTGAGCAGCGTGATTTCTTACATCAGCAAATCCAAAATTTATTTGCTGAATACGAAAAAATTAAAGCTGAAACTAAGGTTTTAAATACTCAAGTAGGCTTGAATAATTCTCAAACTAGATTAAATAATCAAAATGTAGATACGCAAAAACGTTATGCTAAGTTGTTAGGTCAACAGACGTTGACAGAAGAACAGAAGACTTTATTTCAACAACTTCAAAATCATTTTGGCTCTTCAGAAAAGGTTGCAGATATTATTCAAAAGATTCGTCCACATAACTTTATTGAATTTGCTAATTTCCTTGTTGATAGTTGGTATGATGATGCTAAAGGTACTCGTACCTCTTATGGTAAGGTGTCAGATGATGTTGACAGCATTGCTAAAGCTTGGAATAATAGGCGTAAAGGTATGGCGGTTAAGAAGTAGCTAATCTAGTTATTAATCCTATTGCTACTATAAATACCATCATTGCTATAAACGCTAATGTTATTCCTATTGCTATTTTGATAATTTCTTTCATATTATATTTTTGTCGCAAAAATAATCTTTTCATATTATATTTTTGTCATTAAGTATTAGAATTTAATGTTGTTTAACGCTGCGTTGTGAAACGTGGCGTTATTTTGGTCTTCGTTTGTGGAACGTTCTACATCTTTTCTGTATTTGTATGTTTATATTTCTTATTGTCGTATTTATTTTATTTGTTTGTCTGTTCGCCTGTTCTCTCTTTATCTGTTGTTTGTAGCGAGCATCCCAGATGTATTAGCGAGCATCCCAGAAGTATTAACGAGCATCCAAGCGAACAATGAAGCATTGGGTAGGGACCCAATGCGTAATGTCGTGAGCATAAAGGGGGTATAGGGGGCTTTGCCCCCATACCGGCTAGGTCCTTAGCATACGGAGCGGAGCGGAGTTCGTGCGCAGATGCCTAAGCGTAATGAGTACGTGAGGAACGAACGGACGAATGAAGTGCAGGCAAAGCGGAGTCGAGCGAGCGAGGAACGAGCGAACGAGCAAGCGCGCGCACTAGCAGGAGCGGAGCGGATGCGCTCTCTTAAACATCATGAACAGCGAGCATCCAAGAGCAATTATTAACGAAAGCTGCAAGGCATATTTTTGCAGAAGCCCCCGTCTTCTGCGTTCACCTTGTTATACTATACGAAAACTGACACGACATAGTGTCAGTTTTCAGTAGTGGCATACTATATTATTAGCGTGCGCGTGCGACCTCTACGCGCGTGCGCGTTATAATAATCTATACAGAGTATATATTTTTGATAATGTTTTGTGTTTCTTATTGTTATTGTTTTATTGTTATGTTTTACTTCTTATTGTTTTTGGGTTATTCTTCTATTTTTGTTAAAAAGGTGGGTGGGTTTAGTAATTTATGTTAAATTTCTTAGATAAATTTAATTTACATAATTGGTATTATAGTTTTATAA